TTTTTAATTACAAAAGGACCAGGAAAAGGGGCTGCATTAGTTAAAGAAGATAAAGAGGTTTACGAGACATAAAATGACACTTAGATTAAAAATAGGAACTGTAAAGAGTAAGGCTGATGTTACCAGAACGGGTGTCTTCCAAGTTGCATTTAAATTAGATCAAACGGAAGATGTGAGATATGTCACCCCTTATGGCAATAGTCAGCAAGGATTTATAGCAATACCTCCAGCGGGTAGCCAAGTTTTATGCTTGTATGAGGATTCAGTAAATCTTGAGGGAGATGAGCTTAGAGGAAATTTTTATATAGGTTCTGTAATGGGGGCTATTACAGGTCTTAATAAGGATGTACCTTTAGATATTTCTGAGTTACCTCAGGCTGCGGAAGATTTTATATCTTATGTAGAAAAAGATAAGCCTGGATTAGCAGGACCAAATATTCCAGAGGGGATGTTCCCTGAAATGACAGAAGATCAGAAGGGTGCGTGGCCTCGGAGGTTCCAAGATATGTATGATGGAAAGGGAATTACACCAGAAGCTATTGGTATTACGAACAATGGAGGAGATGCTTTTAAAATTTCAGAAAGATATAACTCTACTGAAAGATCCAAGCACCCCTTTCAAGATTTTAGAGTTGGGATCATGAGTGGAAACGGGAAACGGATTGAGGCTGTTGACAGTCCCATTGTAGATGGGATTGTTATGACAAACGAACACAGGGGTAAGGACTTCTTTATTTGGAGTAGTGGTATGAGTGCCCAAAGCCCCTTTGCTCAAGGAGAGTACCATATGAGAACGCATGGTCCTGTGAATATGTATACTCTTATGAATAGATTCCATATTTGGGTAGAAGACGGTCTCAATGTAGAGATTGAAAACAAATCCACTTCATCTAAATCTTATGGTGGAGGGGTCAACTGTGATGGAAGAACGGATGGGGCTGGAAACCCCTCTACTGGGTTAGGGAATCCAGGTACTGGAGGTTATAAGGCTAGTAGACAGGGGGTTTTTGGAAACCAAAGTACGGGATGCATTCAATTACTGTCTCACCATAACAATATATCTGTAATGGCTTTAGAGCAGGATTCAGTTGTCTATGTAAATACTCCAGGCCCTCATAGTAAGGTTATTGTAGAATCAGGAGGAACAGTAGATATAGTAGCAAATAAAAAGATTACACTTCAAAGTGATCTAGAAGTAGAAATTAACGCCCCTTTGGTACAAATTAATGGATCGACCGAAGTAGAAATTAATGGACAGGAAGTAGATATTAATGGTGGGACCGTACATATAGATGGTGGCCCTAATATCTTTTTAAATGATCTTGCAGATGGCGCAGGAAGCGGAGGGTATACACCCTAGGAACTAATATGGCAACATTCGATTTTTCAAAAGCAGCAAGTATTATTACAAGCTCACCAACCCCTATTTTAGATGCTATGGGAACCCAGTTTGGAGTTCCCCAGTGCATGCTAGATTTTGCTAAGAGTGTTTTAAATGCTTTCCCGTCCCCAGTACTAAACTCTATCAACGCAGGGATTCAAGATGGCAAAATTTTAGCTGATTCTGTATTCAAAGATATAATGAGAAAGGTCTTTTTAGATACTGGTATTATTGAATACGATACTACTTTAGGTAGATTTGTGTTTGTTTCTAGTTCTTCAAATCAGGGGGTAGAGCAGGATCTTTTACAAGGTCTTGATAACTTATACGGTTTGGGCACTATTTTAGGATTTGGAGCGGAAGCTTGGGTTATAGGAGATAATGTTGCTAACCAACTTGCTGTGATGAAATCGTGTGTGGACAAGATGAAATCCTTTAGTGCCCTTCAAAAGGGACCTTCGGCTATTGCCGATAAGCTGGCTGGATTCGATATGATGGATGCAAATGGGAATGTTATTGATTCTTTCCCTGCTCCCCCTCCAGCACTCACAGCGGCTAGTTTAATATATGATGAGAATAAAGAAACTTTAGAGGAGGCTGCTGGGTTTGTGGCTCTAGCAGATGCTCAACAACAAAATATTAAAGACATTCAACACGCTCGTTTATCAGACCCAGAGAATAATCCAGAACCTGTTTTCTGGAATAATATGGAGAATACTGATCCCAATAGTCCTTGGTTTGGACAGACTCTGGGGCAAGCCCTGTCAGGAGCAACCACCTTTAATTTAGTAGATGCTGAAGCAGGGGCTGATGGATTCCCTATTGTTCCTCCTGATTTATCTGGCACTGCCTTTAATCCCTTTACAGATGTCCTTAGCTCTAGTGGCTTGGGTCCTCCTGTATCTAAAGAAGGGCAGTTTTTATACTCTAAAACTGGGGTTTACTACGATTCTTATGGAGGAGGTTTAGATTACTCTGGATGTATTACTAATATTGTTAATGCAATTTATTATGATTCTTCAGGAAATCCCATTCCTGGAACTGGAGTACCTGCTAATGTTGTAAAGTGGTTGCATGATTACAATCCTAACCTAGGAGGAAAGGGAGATCCTGTAAAATGGGCTACATTTAATCGGTGGGCTAATACCGCTTTTGATATGGACCAGATTAATGAAAGTCCCTTGTTACAAGACTTCTATGTAGAGGACCATTTCTTACAGGTCATCATTGATCAACGCAATAGAGAAGTATACGATCTCTCCTCATATATTACTCAGCTTCAACAAGATGGCTATAGTGAAGATAGTGCGGTTTTAACTAACCAACGCCAAATTCTCTATTCTAAAGTCGCCTCTCATGATAAGAAAATTAATAAACGAAAAAAACAAATAGAGGTACATGTATTACTTTCTCCCACGGATACTCCAGCGATTCCGGGACAGATCCCTATTAATGATTTCTTAGGTTTAGATGCTTCTTTACTTGCAATAGAAAAACAAAAGCAAGAACATCTAATCTTCAACCCTGGTGAGGTGTCTGGAATAGTTCTTCCTCTTTGTCCTACTTTTATTAAGAGCGACATACCTCAAGATGCTTTTACTGTGGAAGAATTGATGGTTCCCCCTGTGGGGGTGGGTCAAATAATTACTTCTGATTTTCCTGTTAGTGGAACAAGTGGAACTTTACTATCTCTAACTGATGAAATTACTACAGACGGTCTTGTTAGTATTTACAACTTTTTAGATGCAGACATAGTTAAACCAGACTCCTCTAAGTACTTGTCTATAAATTGTACCACAAGTTCTTCTAGTGAGGGGGCAGCCCAACTAGTTGCATCTTCCATTGATAGTTTATTCCCTTCGGGTATTGGACTGCCTTATTTTAGAGGGGTATGTAACTTCTTTTCTGGGGTAGATGGTGATGGTAATGTTAAAGTAGATAAGTACAATACGAATAATGAATATTTATATTCGGCATATAGACCGTATGGATATGGTAGACTTAAGAGTGGTTATTCTGATATTGATAGTTTGTTATATAAGAATACAGGAGCTACCTTTGATTTTTGGACCCATTTACCAGACCTTGATGAGGCTAACGGACTAGGGTGGAATGGAGACCAATCTCTATCTGCCTTACACAGGGTCGTTATTTCTTGTGAAAATAGAGGAGGAACTTTTAGTACTTCCAATGAGAGTTGGAGTGTGGGTCCTAACATGGGTAGCGATACCGTTAGGGGATTGCTAATGGGCTTTACACGGGATAGACGCATTACTAAGGGTATAAGCCCAAGTAATAATCCCGTAGATAACAATATAACTGAAGGTCTTGTATTCCATATGAGTCCTACTCAATCTATTAATAGTAGTGGAGTTACTTTCTTAGCTGCTTCTGCGGATACTAAATATTGTCCTTCTGATCAGGTAGCCCCTAGTGGATTTTATGGGATTTCCGTAGACACTTCTACTGCTACTTCTACTGGAGATAGGTTTAATGATTGTTCTAGCGGATTTGTTCATACTACAGTAACGATAGATTATGGACAAGATTTAGTAAGTATTTTTCTAAATGGAAACCTCCTAATAGCGTCTAGTGTAGGAAGTACCTTTGGAGGTGATGGACCCCCTCAGCTTCCTTCTAGGGCAGATGTGTCCTCTTTCTTTTATGATGTTCAGTATCAGGCTGATCTTCCCCCCAATGCTCCCCTATTCCCCCCACAGAGCCTTGGGTATAGGGACTTTTGGTATTGGGATGGACCCCAACCACAGGGGGTAGCAGGACTTTTCTTCACTCCTTGGGTCATAGGAGGTGGATATACAGACGGTATGCATACCCGAGATCTTTTAACCTATTATTCTGGGTCTAATGAGGGGATGAACTTCATGGGAGGAAAATGGGGAGGTAAAAAAAGTGGTTTGTATGGGTTCTTAGGAAGTCTTAAACTATATAATAGAGCGATTACTGCTGCGGAAGCATTAAAGAACTATAAAGCTCAGAAAGGGTTTTTCACCAATATTAGAACTTACGATTATTAGAAATGGCAACAACTACTACCCATGATAACTACGGAGCAACAACTAGCATTGAGGTTAAAAGAACTATTACTTCAAAAGTTAAAAGTAGATTTGGTTTTGTGTATCCCCTTGCTGGTTCCTTTAAAACAGCTATAGGGACTCCTCCAGAACTTAGAACCAATCTAAATGAGGGGGGCTACTTTAGTAAAGCTCAAGGTATTTCTCTTATTAAAAATAATCTAAGACAGCTTCTTTTGTGTGAGCGCGGGGAGAGGATAATGCTTCCAAATTATGGAATCTCCCTTCAGAAGTACTTATTTGAACCTTTAGATGAAACTACTTTTTATCTTATTAAGACAGAAATTTTAAAAACTTTACAAACTTATTTTAGTATAGCAAATGTGATTACTTTAACGGTTTTATCTAATGAATTAGAAGCGGTACGCAGTCAGATCGTGGTAAAACTAACCCTTCAACTTATGGATGGGTCTCTAGATATTTTTGACGCAGAGGTTAAGGTAGCATAATGGTATTTTCAGGAACAACAAGCACAGATTTTATGAAACTAGGAGAGATTCCTGACCGTAAAAAAAATCAATATATTGATTATGCGGGAACGGATTTTTATACCCTTAGAGAAAACTTATTAGGATATATTAAATCAGTATACCCTTTAGATTATCAAAACTTTTCAGAATCAGACCTAGGTTTAATGCTAGTGGAAGTGGTAGCCTACATGGGTACGGTCTTCTCCTTAAAGGGAGACATGCTGGCTAACGAAAACTATCTGAGAACTGTTAAAAACAGAAATAATTTAAAGAAGCTTTTAGAGTTAGTAGGGGTGGATATGCGTGGACCTTTAGGAGCAGCAGCCTCTGCACGGCTTACACATAAAACCTCTTTAGCTGGAGACTACCCAATTACTATTAATCCTGCTAGAAGGGTTTTTGCTATAACTTCTAAAGAAGACGGGGCACCTGTTAACTATACTTTATATAAAGTTGCTAATAATACAATTCAAGATATTCAAAATCCTAATGCTACTATACAATTATTAGAAGCAGAAGCTGAGGGGAATCAGGTCTTTAATAATTTAGCTTTATTAGAGGGTGCTTTAACTGTTCAAAAAGGTACTTTTGATACTCTAGAAGGGAATAAAAGAATTGCACTAACAGATGCGCCCATTATAGATGGTAGCGTTCAAGTATATGTTACTACTGCTGAAGAGGACCCTGCTAAAGGAGCCTACACCCAAGTTACTAGGCTATATTCAGCATCGGGTGCTGCTGATAGAATTTTTCAAGTAATTAGTAATGATGATTATGCAGCCACCGTGTTATTTGGAGATAATACTTTAGGGATATCTCCCCCAGCAGGATCAACCTTTACGGTTATATACAGAGTGGGGGGAGGAACTAGGGGCAATATAGGGGCTGGTGTTATTAATGTAGAAACAACCGCAGAAATAACTCCTACAGGCACAACTACCTTTACTACTGAAAATATTACAGCAGCTACAGGGGGATCATCAGCAGAGACTGCGGCCCATGCTAAAAAATATGCTCCTTATACCTTTAGGAGACAAGATAGGGTGGTTACTTTAGAAGACTTCATTACTATTGGAAATACCTTTAGAAGTAAACAAGGTACTATAGGGAAGACTACAGCAGCAGTACGAGATGCTTTTTCTTCTGGAAATATTATTGATGTTTATACTTTAGAACGAGCTAATGATGTCACCCTACAAAAGGCTTCTACTACTTTTAAAAAGGAGCTTTTAGAAGAGATAGAGCCTAAAAAAATGTTAACAGATGAGGTGGTGGTTGTAGATGGTTTAATCAGAACTTTAGATATCGTTGTTACCATTAGAATTGATAGAGAATTAAAATCTATTGAGTCTCAAGTTGAGCAAGAAGTAAAGGATGTTATTCTTAAATATTTTAATGTTGATAATTCTGAGTTTGGGGCACCCTTTGTTGCTGGTGAACTGACTAGAGAAATTTTCAGACTTCCTAATGTGCGATACGCTACGGTTGATAACCTTCCCGAAGTTACTACTGTAGATTTTAATGAGATTATCCAACTAAATAACTTTACCATTAATACTGTTCTCCTCTAATGTCAAGAAGATATGTAAAAAAATCTAAGATTAATGACCTTAATCAGGTCGTTCCTGAGATTGTAGCTGTAGTCTCCGCTAAAGATAACATTGAGAGTATTGCAACTTCTCAAAAGTATTTTAAGCAAAATTACTTAGATGCTATTAGGAAAATTATTCCTAATTTTTATTTTTCTGATGAACAGGTTATTAGTGGAACCCAGGTTTCTTTTCCTAATCAGCTTATTAACTCTCATATCTTAGCTAATAAAAATCAGTCTACTATTCTGCCTGTTTCTGGTGGCACAGATTTCGATCCTCATTTGGCTGATATTAATACTCCTATTGGGTTCGCTAAGTATTTTCATAAGCAACAACCCCCAGCCCAAATTAATTCTGATGATTTTATGCGGGACATTCTTCTTCCTTTAGGAACTTCATACGGGGACTATACTTCTAGTGCAGACTTTTTAAATTATATAAGCGGAACCTTTTTGCCCTCTATTCCTATGGTGTGTGCGGGTCATCATGAGACAGCGGATTTATATGAACTTACAAATGGTGTTTTTGCTAGTGATTCCTCTGGAACTTATAAGTTTTTAGCCGATAATTTGGGATGGTTGTATTTTCTAAACAGATTAGGACCCACCGATGGTTACGATGCTTCTTCTGGTTTAGCTGAATTAATAACTACTACACTTTGGTATGGACGCTCTGTAGTATTAGAAGATACTATTAATCTATATCAAGAGTATCTTTGGAGAAATGAAGCTGTGTGGGGGTTATCGGATAGAGTTATTCCCTTAGACTATGTTTCGGGTACTAATACCCCTTCTGGAGTTTATACCAGTGGAACTCAATTATTAGATAGGCTAAAAACTTTAAATACTATTGTCTATTCCCCACACTATTTAAATAGCCCTGATAGAAAAGTACAAACTGCGTTTGATACTTATTTAAATACTTCTACGGCTACTGTAGACGGAACACTCATTACAGACACAGAAGAAGCTGGCCCATTAGTTAGATTTTTAGAGGCTATGTCTTTTGGATTTGCTGATACTCTTTCTGAACAAAATGAGCTTAGTCTCCTTTATGATATTGGAAAGTGTCCAGAAGAGTTCTTGGAGTTATTAGGAGAGCTTATTGGTTGGAAATTTATTGGGGCTGATTATGATAAGTGGAGAGTTCAGCTAAGGAATGCAACTCATATTTATAAAATGAAAGGTACTAAGAGGTCTATCCAGTATTTGCTGGATACGATTTTCTCTACTGGTATTTTTAATGTTACAACTAGCAGTACCTTCTCTGAGCTATGGGAATCCTATATTCCCGATATAATGTACTATTCATTAGCTACGAGTTCAGATACTTTTAAGGATTTTAATTCGTATACTCCAGAACTAGCCCTTCAATTTGGTGTCCCTCATTACTCTCCTTTGAGTATGGATACTAATATTAAATATGTGGTAGATAAAATCATTTTTGATTTAGTACGAGAGTTTCCCAATGATTTTTATTTGGGAGGAAAGCCCTTCCCTGCTCCTGAATTATTATTAGATGGCGAACCTTATATTGGTCCTTATAACATTGTACCTAATCCTGACCAAACGATCTTCTATCCTCTTTTCTACACTGGTGATGTTAAAACGGAGGAATCCGTTCTCTTAACTTTAGTGTATGATCCTAATTTCTTATTTCAATATAGGGGTAGAATAGCTTTAGTTCCTCCCTATGAGAAGAGACAATACTATACAGCTACTCAAGTATCTCAGAATATGGTGGAGCGTATTGGGTATTACCTTAAATGTTATGGAGTAGAGAAGAATTTTGTTACACAAATAGTTGATTACATTAAAGATAATTTAGGAAGAAGTTTAGATACAGAGAAAGTTTTAAATAATTTTATTCTGTTTACCAAAGAAAAAACTTATCCTCCTAATTATGCTAGAGTTATTAAAGAAGTAACAAATGAAAGAACTCCAGATCCTTTAAGCCTGTTAAGCATGTGGAACGGTAAGTCCTCACACTTCCTTATGAACTTTAATTCTAGTGATTTTAACTGGTATACTGATCAAAGGGTGGCTGCTTCTAGATATGGTATAACAAAGGTTATGAGGGTCTTAGATCAAGTTATTCCTGCTCATGCTATTCCTCAAGTTCTGTTATCTGTTTCAGATGTAGCAGACGGATTAGATGCTATAGGAGATAACGACTGTAGAGAATGGAGACCTAACTTTACTAATCTCTATGAGGGCTCTAGTACTGTTACAACAAACTTTGAAACCTGTGCTGTAAATATGGAATATGTGGCAACGGAAGAAGGATTATCTCCCCACAGATTCAAGAGGATAGAAGTAGATAGTCCTAATGATCCACTGTTGTCTGGAACAGGAGAAACTTATTTTGCAGCTAACGACTATACGGCTGTACAGAGAAACTCCTTACGGAGAAGAAACTACCATAACCTCCTCCCAGAGAACAAGATGTTTACAAGAGGAGGTAGAAATAATCCAGGAAGCTTAGAGCTTTCTACTAGTTATTATTCTTCTGGGATAGGGTATCTTCCTTTAGGTTTTATACCCTCTTCATTAAAATTTCAGGGGGTTGCTGTCAAACAAAACCCTTGGTATTATAAAATTGGAACTTTATTAGACACGGAAGCTTTAAATGGAGTATGGAATGTTTGTGAAAATCTAAGCTCTTCTAATGCGTTCTTCGGTTATGATATTAGTAATACCTTTGCTTCTAGAGCTAAACAGAATGTTGCATCTTCTGATTGTCATACTTATGGTAGAAGAGGGATGCTTCCTGAAATTTTATATGTAATGAATAAGGTTCATGATACTGAAAAGTATCTTCAGGCCAGTTCTATGGTATCTGGATACATAGGAGAGACTGGAGAGATTAATTCTGAGTGGGCCGTAAGTAATTCTCTATTGCAACCTGCTAACTTTAGTGCGTGGTATGCTCAAGATCATTACCAAGGAGGTTTAGATGTTCCTAAGTCTATGGGAAACTATCTTATCAATCAAGAAGCGGCTGATAACTCCCTTAATTACTATGAACACTTTACTTTTGGAACAAAGGTTCAAAGTTTATATAACACTTATTTAAGTACTTTTTCGGGACATGCTTCTAATAATAATTATGATCTAATTGGGGGTCCAAATATCTTTACCCATACTTACGGACCTTTAATTTATAATTCTAATTTAGATATAGACGGCTCCGCACTAGCAGCTAGTGGATACTTAGCAGCCAGTACAACTACGGAAGAGGTTGATCTTTCTTACTACGGGGGAAGTGGAGTCTTAAGCGTATCAGGGATGAACCGAAAGGGTAATCATGACCTAGGGACTTCGGCAGCCTCAGATGCGGGAGATGTGCCATTGTCTTACCCAGAGTTTAGAAACAGACATTTAGTAAGCTCTATAGAATTAGTTGATACCTCTACTCCTTATCTCTTTAGAGAACACCCTGTATTTTCTATCTTTGATTTAACTAGAGATGATCAGAGTAAATATTCCTATGCTAAGTATTTAATTAATAATCAAATTATTAAGTATCATAGGCCAACAGGAAAAGATACCTTACCCAGGCTTAGAGTAAGAATTGATAATTCTGATCCTATTGATTTTGCTAGAAACTTTCTAGAACCAAATCATGATTATGAGGTTATTGTTCGGGCACATAATTTAGATATTAGTAGCACCGATATAGGTGGATTAAGTTTAGGGTTCTGGATTCATACGGATCCTGAACTTGATCAGGTGTGGTCATATGTGGTGGGGGATAATGAAATCCCCACCTCCCCTGAGAAGTGGGGAGGTCCTTGGTGTAGTCCTGGGGATAGGTTTGATCGTTGGGAAACCTTATCTGTTTCTGCTCTTTCTGGGGCTCCAGGGATAAATATAGCAAGTAATAGGGCTCAGGTCAGAGCGTTTGCTTTAGGGAATTTAGACAATGTAATGGGGAGCGGTGAGTGGGGAGACTTCAATAGCCCTAGAACCGAGATCTCATATGACTATAGGTGTGTTAATCCTATTCAATTTCATACTTTTATTCCTGGATCCAATCCACAAGCCATTGCTAATGTTAGTAAAAAAACCCGTGAGACACTGAGGTTTAAATTTTCTACAAGGAATAAAACTCTTGAACCTAGTCCCCAATACAAGGGGCAGTTTGGAAAGGTACATAGGTTAGATCAGAAGTACACTCTTGAATTTTTCATAATGAAGGGGAGTGATACTAAGTTTGTGGTCTTAGAAGATATCAAGGTGATGGATATTACTAACTATAATAAAGCAGTAATTAAGACTAAATATGGAGAAGCTCAATTAAATATTTCAGATTTGAAAACAGTATTCAGATTCTTTAAAGATCTTAGTATTAACTTGGCTAGTAGAAACTCTACCTTTACTTCTGGTATTATGGAAGTAAGTGGTGGTGGTAGATTAAATTACAGATCAAATATTCAAATGTATCCCAATACTATAGATTCAAATAGCAACTTCCTAACAATGGTGGAAATAAATGAGAGGTAAGGTAGAGGTTTTTAGTATAGAGGATGATGGGTCCTGTAAGTTACTACACACAGAAAGTAATTTGGTCGTAGACGGGGCTGGGGAAACTATTGTAGACATGCTCACCACCCCCTCTAGCGTTTTAGGTGTGAGCCCTTCTATAATGGATACCTCTAATTGGAGAGTGAATGCTATATCTTTCGGACCAGCAGGAGGAAACTTTGGTAATGATGCTGTCTCTTCAGCGGGTACTTGTAAAAAGCTTACTGGTGCCACTGCGTCCTATGTTACTTTGGCTGCTATAGAGGACCCTACTTCCTGGGTTAACCCAGATAGGAGTGTTACCTACAATAGAATAGTAAGGGCTTTATGG